TGTAGGTCCAGCTAATACAATATTTGCGTTTCTAGTTGTTGCCTTATCAAAAAATGCTCCTTTACCGCCAATAGCTTCAATACTGGTAGCAGATCCTCCTGCTCCTCCAGTTCCTTTACCAATGACTAATACTTCATCGCCTTCTCTAAAAGCTATTTCAGCATTTTCAAGAGAGGTTGGGTTACTCGATCCAGTGGATCTTTTAATTCTAATTGTATTAGCCATCAGAAGTTACCTCCGTCTACGAGTGTTAGTTTAGTAGTAGTTGAATCTGCTTTAAATGTACCACTAGATGAGTCGAAAAACACTATCGCACCATCTACTTTGCTGGAATCATCTAAAGTAGTTCCACTTGTAGCAAAAGCTGGACCTTGTGGCCCTTGAGTCGTTACTTCTACTGTAGTAACATCAGAAACCTGACTAACAGTTACAGAATTTGGAGTACTCATGCTGTGTATCCTTCACTTATAAATAGTTTACCCTCTAAATAATAGTTTTTGTTACCGCTTGGTTCTGTTAACAATACGTCATAAAATAAAATACTTGGAGTAAAAGTCGCTGTTTGTGTATCCGTAAGAGAAATATCTACAGTGCCACCTGATCTATTTGTATAAGCAACTGCCCAATCTGCAAATTTTGTGGAACGTGATTCATCGTAAACTTGTGCAGCTACAGTATACCCAGTTAAGTTTATTGCCGATCCAGTTGAATCTTTAAATGTCAATTTAATAGGAAAATCTGCCCTTCTATCAACAGTAAAATTCTTTTTTCCTGGAATTATTGCCATACTTTAATTTGTTTATCCTGCTACTTCTTTAACAGTAATCCAACTAATACCATCTTCGCGCGCATCTTGGTTATTTGTATCTTCAGTTTTGTTTAAGTAAAATCTGTTTGCACCGTGACTTGTATGTTGAATGGTATAAGTTATAGCACTCGTTGTTGAAGGTGAATCTACATAATCAGCCATTGTTATTTGTGTTGGTGTAGAACCACCAGTAGAATTATTACCGCTTGCTCCAATGAATAATGTACCAGTTCTCTGACCTTGATCTGCTGCTGTTATAAAAGTATCTGATCCTCCAGAAATAGACCTTTTGACTCTAAAATAATGACCAATGGAATTTCCTTCTTCGTCACCAAACAACATAAAACTGACTAATATTTTACTTGAACTTGAACTAGGTGTTATTGACACACTTACTGGTATATCCTTAAAAACAAGTTGGCTATCTGGCTGAAGAGTAGAACCGCTAGTTACTTGACTCGTTTGAACTTGAAGAAGCTTTCCTCCCGCAGCACTCGTTTGTGTTGTACCGTCAGAAAAATTAATACCCATTAGCTTACCTCCGTTAAAGAAAACTTATATTTTTTGCCATTGCGGTTGTTAATCAAAAATAAATCCTCCGCTCCTTCTTGTATAGTATAGCTTCCCCATGTTCCGTCAACGTCATTTTTATGACCTTTGTTGGATAAATTCAAGTCATTTATGAATAAATTAGCCCATCTAAGTGTAGACGATCCCAAGTCATAAGCATTATTGGTAGCAGGAGTTAAAGTATGCAAACCTGTAAGATTTTGTCCTCCAACTTGACTAACTATTGAGGCTGAAGTAACTAAAGTTCCTGTTTCATCAGGTAAAGTAATAGTTCTGTTTGAAGCTACAGTTGATGGTGCTTTTATTCCTACATAATTACTACTATCAGCATCGCCAAATCTGATTTCATTCTGTGCATTTAAAGTTATTCCATTAGCATCAAATGTCATCTGTTCAGTACCAGATGAACTAAATCCCATAATATTTGCTGACTTTCTAAATAAACCCAAATCTGTATCAGTATCAAATGATAATGCTGGTGTAGAAGCACTATTTGAATCATCAATTAAAAGCGGGCCTGTCATAGTACCGCCTGCTTTAGACAGTAAACCTAAATTAGCTTGATCTATATTACCTATCTCAGTAAAAGCACCATTACTTGAGTTTCTTATTTTTAAAATGTTTGAAGTGGTATTTAAGAACGGCATACCAGCTACACATTGACTTGTAGCTAAATCAGTTGATTTTGAATTACTTGATTGGATCGCAGCAAAAACATTATTAAGGTCAGTTCTTACGTTGGCTCCTGAGGCATTTTCGATTGTATAGTTTGTAACGTCAGCCATAGTTAATAACTATTTTTCTCCATGTTACCCTCCTTTGCCGAAACCAACAGCACTGTAGGTAAAGTTCCTATCAATACTAGCATTACTTGAGTTCTTAAAATGAACTGTAAAGCCAGTTCCAGATATACTGCTGAGTTCAAAATAATCTCCTGTTGCCATGTTTTGAGGAGAAATATTAACAGAAGGTAAAAAACTATTTAAATTACCTAGTCCAGACGTTCCAACAAAAAATGGTGCTGTAAATGTAACCGCTTTTGCTCCTGCTCCTGATGCTATAACAGAAGATTGTTCAGTTCTTGATGGCATAGTTGCTGTATACCCTGCTTGCTGAAGATTCATATTCTGTGCTGTATCTGCTGTATCTAAAGTAATTCTAAATTGAAATCCTCTACCTTTAAATGTTCCATTAGCAAAATCGTTGAATGATGTATAAGTTGGAGAACCAGAGGGATTATCAGTAGTAGTTCGTACAGCTATTTTTGCGTTGGCATCATTAGCAACAGTTCCATCGAAGTCGGTCCAGGTATCTATATTGTCTGTTCTGTTATCAAACTGATCTCCCACATAGAAACCAACACCTTGAAAATGTCGTTTTAAGACAAGTGAGAATGTACCTCCTAAATCAAGTGTATCTACAAAGTCGTAAGTGCCAGTAGCATTTGCTGTAGGATCTGTAAGTTTTAGTCCACCGAGAGTTGAGTCAAATACTACATTTGATTTAGTTCCGTTATATGGTGTTCCATCAGTATCTTCTCTATCGGTTTTTACCGTAATTGAATCAAGAATATCAACGATAGATAAAGATACGCTTGTTGCGTTAGAACTAAATCTACCACCGTCATCTTGAAATTTAAGGAGATAAGTTCCTGCAAGAGCAGGAGCTATGACTTCTGTTGTGTTACCAGATACAGCTTCAATAACATCTTGTGCCGATTGGAATGTAGCTGCACCACCAGTTTGATTTGTATGTCTTACATAAACACGACCACCGTGCAAAACATCTATAGCAGTTGCCTGTGTAAATCTTAATCGTACAAACTGCTCATTAATAGGTTCAATAGTAAGCCCAGATACATCTTCTGGAACTGCCGTTTTTCCCACAGCAGTGAAAGTCGCAGTTGCAGGATTAGCTGATAATTCTAGTGCAGCATTATATGAAAAGACTTGAAAAGTGTATTCACCGACAGGAGTATCTAGTAATTCAAAATCAGAACTAAAAACAACTTGCGAAACGTAATTATTATTTTCAAATTTATAATTAACTTGATATTGTGTAACTCCATCAACAGGTTTCCAATCAACAATAAGTTTACTTCGTGCAATGTTATTAATAATTATTGTTTGTTCTGAAACTGTTAAACTACTTGGAGAAACTGGTGGTTGATTTAATAAAGATATTGTTCTTGTAGGTAATGCAGTTCCATCTTCAATAAACGCATATTTTCCCTCTACATAAGTCAAAGCTGAAATTACATAATTACTTCCCTCTTGTTCTTCTACTTGTATTACTCTAAATAATTGAGTTTGCAAAGAGGTGCTTGAAAGTAGATATGGTGCATTTACATTTGGAGCAGAACTAAATGCAGAACTAACTGTTAATACTGCTCCATTGATTGCTGAGATTGTTTTTGATTCAACCGTTCCATCAGATAGGATTACAGATAATGTAGTTCCGTCAGATAAAATTACACTTATTGTTGGATTATCATTCAATGCTGGTAAACCTGTTTGCTCAAGTGCATCAATAGTAATTGTTGTGGTTGTTGCAGATACTACACGACCACCTCTTCTGGCTCCTGCTCTTACTGGATCATTTATTTCAATAACAGAACCAGGTCTAACAACAATTCCAGCGTCTATTGAAGTTTGAAAAGTGACAGTTTCACTTTCATTTTGTTCAGCAAAAAGTATTGCACGACCCAATCTAGCAGCCTGATTACGGGAGGTACACGCAAATGCTTTCACTTGCTTAACGATTGTGCCTAGCTTACTTATGGCGGTGCTATCTTCCACGACCTCAAAATCTACTTCTTTTGAATCCATATTGAAGTAGCTAACAGAAACAACGCTATGCCTAGTTTTCAAACTACTACCTGAGTAAGCAAAACCACTTTCACCTACATTGGCTAGATTAAATAGATAGCTTGCTGTAGTTGGCTTGTCTTGAGATATAGTTACACTACCAGCAGACCATATAGGCATACATCTCATAACACC